CACCTTTCCATTTCATGTTAATTAACAAAGGAAGTAATTCTGTTTCTGTATTAAAAATAGAAACTACGTTTTGTTTTAAAAGTTCTACCTCTAATATATTCCATAATCGTAATGTCAACTCCGCATCTTTTTCAGCATAGGGGCCAACAAATGGAGCAGGTAGTTTCCACATTTCACCTTTAGGATCTACACCCCATTCTCTAGCAGCTTGTTCTAAAAGCTTTTCTTCTTTGTGATCTTTTAAATAAATCCTAGATAAATTATTTAAGCTGTATGTCCACTCATTCTCATTAATAAGAGGAGCAGCTATCATTGTATCTACAATTCTTCCCTTAACATCTACTCCAAAATTTCTTAACCACCCTATATCATAAGAAGCATTGTGAAATACTTTTGTATTTTCTTCATTAGATAAATTTTCTATCAACCATTTCTTTACAATCTTTGGATCTAAGTTTCCACCACCTTTATGGTTTATAGGAAGATACATAGAGAAACCTTCTACAGCTATAGCAACTCCAACAAGTTCCCCATTATTTGTAGCCCAGCCTGGGCCTTTTGTTTTTATATCTGGGTCTCTTGTTTCACAGTCAACAGCTATTGTTTTTCTTAACTTTAAATCTGGAAGCACTTCGGGTGCAAACCATTCTGATTGTGGACTATAAAGAGGTATCTTGTGAGTTGTCATAGTATATAATGTTTGTTTTTAAGTTATAAGTTGTTTCTAAGATCATAGATAAATAATGAATAGCTTTTTTAATATCTTGTTCTTTCCCTTTTTGTTTGTGTCTGCTTACGTATTTAATTACATTTCCTTCTGCGAAAGGAATGTTATTCTTAATAATATAGTCAGTAGGTTGAATAACCAAATCTTGATAATGGTTTCCGCCTATTTGATTTTTATATGCACTCATTCTATCTCCTACGGTAATTGATATCCGTTTCTTGTATGTGGCTCTACAATATGTAGAGTTTCTTTAGTTCTAGTAACACCTACATACTTGCATCTCTGCTCATTGTCAATGTCAAAGTGTAAAGAATTTTTTCTAACTCTTTGTGTAATGTCTTTTAAGAAAACAACATTATCTGCTTCTCCTCCTTTAGCGCCATGGATAGTAGATATTTTTATTCTTGCATTCTTACCTATATCTTTTTCTGTTTCTAATACACGTTTCATATAACCAATATGATCATCGCTCATTGTATCAAAAGCTATATACCAAGGTTTGTTTGCAACCCATAAACCATACTCATCAATCAATTCTTTTAAATCAAATGTATGCGCTGGATCTAAAGTAGGATCGTTAAACTTAGTTTTAACTCCATGCTTACAGCCAACATTAGAACTTATATGCTCATAAACAAACTTAGCTTCATTAATTGTAACCCTGCTTCCTTTATGTAACAGATCCCATAGACCTATTAACCTATGGTATAAGTTTGCAATACATATCTCTCCTTTAAATTGAAAGTAATATCCTCTGTCTATAAAATATTGTTTTAATGGTTTTAAGAATACATTGTTTCTACATAGCACCATGAATTGTCCTTTAGAAAAATCAATAGAGTCATAGTTAGCATGGTGCCTTACATCTCCTTCAAAATCCCTTGGTTTGTATTCTTTTTTAATTCTTCTTGATATCTGATCTAGTATAGGAGTTGAGTAATTTTTATGCACGACTCTTGGAACACGGTAAGATTGAGACAATATGATTTGATTGTCACAAGGTGTTTCGATGAAATGATTTACATCCGCACCATTAAAAGAATACAAAGCTTGATCATCATCTCCTGCTATATAGCTATGCTCGCAGTTTTGTTCTAGTAAAGCAACCATCTTCCAATACAATGGACATAGATCTTGCGCTTCATCTATAAATATAAATCTAAAGTTTGTTTTAATTTTTTTATTAATATACGTTTCTATTAAATCAGTGTAATCTAATTTACTATTCTTTTTCTTCCAATTAAAATATTCCATCTCAACCTTTTTTATTTCTGGAATCCATATGGGTAAGTTTAAATCATACACTAGCTTCTCTACGTCCATTGTTTTAACTCTAGCTAGATTAATTAATTTCAAATGATCTTGATCTATTTTACTTTGCATGTCGTAATCACTTTCTATTTCCCCATAAACATTAAAGCCAATACCACAGTCTTCTGAAAACTTTCTGTATTGAGCAGAAGACATTACTTGTGGTGCTCCTATCTTTTCATAAGCTAAACTATGTAGTGTTCTGTATTCAATTTTTTTATTAGGAAATAAAGCTTCTCCTCTTTCTTTTGCTTCAACAGCTGCCTTCTTTGTAAAGGCAAAGTAACCTATCTCTTCCGGAGCAGCATTGTATTTCTCTAGACATTCTCTCACTATCTCAAGTAAACGAGTTGTCTTACCAGTTCCCGGTGGCCCAAATATCTTTGTTCTCAAAACGGTGTCTCCTCTGGTTGACTATTCTTAGCGCTAGTGTCCAGTTTAATAGTTCTCATCTTAGGATCATCTACGACTCTTACTCTAACACTAAGTCTTATATGCTCATCCTTTTTAATTTTAATCTGTCTTTCTTCTGCTTTAATAGTAAAGCGTAAAGTTTTATATAGAATATTTTGATCAATCTTAAAGCCAGCGTTTTTAATATATTCTTCCAATACTTCTGCTTTAAAGAATATCTTACCATCATTAATGTAGTTTTTTCTTTGTAATAACACGTCTTCATTCTCTGAAGAACTTGGCCAACGAATTAAAAAATCATTAAACAAAGATTTAAATCTTCCAACAAACTTATCTTCTTCAGAAACTTCTATAATGTTTAAACTTCCTTCAGCCATCATTGCATTAACTGTATCAATCCAATCAGATTTTTTCATTAAAGGAGGCATGGTATGTAATACTTCCATACATCTTCTTTGAAACTTCTCAAACATTTGTAACTGTTCTGTAGTTAATTCTATTCTTGAATCATCTACATCCATAAACCATAATGGTGGATCTGTTTCTACAACTGTAAGATTGCCAAAGGTTGGATGATCTGGAGTACCCACACCAAATTCTTTTTTAACACAGGCTTTCTTATCGCAGAATTTTTCTAAAGGATCTTTATTACACTGATAGTTATATTCTTTTTCTTTTGCTGAAGCGATAATGTTATTTAGTTCTGTATGTTCTAGCTTTGGTTTGAAGTACTGCTCGTTTACTTTACTTACTTCATTCTCCCAATTTTCTTTCTTTGTTTTAATAAAGTAAACACAAATATTAAACATAGTGTTATTGCGTTCTCCTTTACCTACAGATCCTTTTGCAAGAATAGCATTCAAGCAAGGTGGGCCACCAGCTAATATTTCATCTGGATCTTTAATTGTTAGATTATTAAATTGTTCTTTTGTTAATTTGTATTTGTCATACAGTTGAAAAAATTCTTGTAAGCTTGCAGCTGATCCATCATCATTGAAAGCGTAACGCATACCAATACCATATGGAAGATTAAGCCAGTTACCTGTATCTCCACGATCACTTCTTATTTCTGTTTGCTTTGGAAATATTTCTGATCCTGGATATCCTATAGATAAAGCACACTCTTTTAATTTCTGTTTCATCTCCGCTGCTTTAATTCCCTCTGGAACAAACATAAAGATATGCATGCCTCCACTCTTCGAGCGACACGGAACAAGGGGCAACTCTAGTTTTCTTATCTTTGTAATAACTTCTTTGTAATCTATTGGATAAATATCTACATCAATAACTCCCCAACAACATGTGTTGTCTTCTCTGATTGGAATGATGCCTATTGAGTAATGTGTTTTTTCTAGATGTGATTTATAAATATCTAACGTTACTGGTTTAGTTACAGTCTTTAGGATACCTTCTTCTTTGCCATTTCCCTTTTGAGAATTCTTTGGCTGATAATATCCATAGGCTCTATCTAAACCAGTAAATATCTGGCTAAATTTTATAACTTCTTGTTCTAGCATATATTGATAGCCCCCTCGTTAGAGGGGGCTAAGTGCAACTAAAATGCTGCGGTTGTTTTTTCTACTTCTTCTCTATCTTCTGGCTTGATTTTAGTTTCGCCTTTAGCAATGCTTTCAGCAAATAATCTAGCTTGTTGATAGATGTTCATGTCGGTTACTGTGCTTTTTTGTTGCGTCTTGATAGAATCACTATCTTCAAACGCAAAGTTCACATCCCAACCAATCCATGTACCTCTTTTATTCTGTTCTTTAACAGTCTTAAGTTTGTACATGATTGTATATATCGGAGGTTGGAAAGAACCTTGTTCGTCTTTAACGAACACACTTCCCATCATAGCATTCCACTTCTTAGCTTTTTTAAGCTGAGTAGATTTCATGCTAACAATACCTTTATCAATATATTCAAGGTTGTTATTAAGAACTAAAACAAAGTAATTATAATTTGTTTCAATATAAGTACCGGACTTAGTTCTATCCTTATTGAACTCATCTCGAACAGTTTGTGAAAGGATATCGCTGTTAGCATCATAAATTCTAACAGGGCCTCCACTTCCTGTACCGATATCATTCCATTCAACGTACTGCTTAACCCAAGCACATGGAACTACAATGATTCCAGCATTACCATCGTAAAGTTTTTTGGTAACTGTATTAAAGATCATTCCAGCTTTTGCATCTGGGAGATCATTAATTTCTGGAGATGTAGCCATAAGCGCTTTAAGCCTAGGCGTTGTAACATCTTCGGATGATAGTTTGATAGCGTGTTTAGAGTCTTGTCTTAACAACGCTGAGTTTATAACTGCTACTGAGCCACTATTGACTTGTGTAGCAACTGCTGCTTTTGGAGCAACAGGTTTTTCTTTTAGTGTTTGCATCGTTTTTCTCCTTTGTTACATGTTTCATATTTATACGAGTTTTGTTTTATTGGACACGTACAAACCAAATTCTTCTGGGAGGGACACACCTTTTACAGTTTGTTCTTCCGCAAAAGCAGACAAAGTTTTCCAGTGAACATCTTCTTTGTGTTCAGCATTCAAACCTTGTCTTGCGATAAACTCTCTCAAAGCTTTTGTTTTATCATCATCTCCCATATTGAAGACAATGCTAAAATTATTTTTGATCAAGTCGCCGTAATTATTTTGCCTTAACCAGTTAAAGCAAAATTCTTTATACTCGTCTTTTATACGAGCCCGATATTCTACCTTAGTAGTAACCTTAGTTCCATCTTTTAATACGACGGAAGAAAGATTCTTTTCATGTAGTATCGCAGGAATTATTTCCTCAGAAAGTTTTCTTTCACTTTCTTTTAAATCTTTAAGTTGTTCTTCCAAATCTTTTATTTGGCTATTAACATCTCTAAGATCTTGACAACGCATTCCTAAAGTTGACAAAGAATTATCGTCTAAATTTTTTAGACTATCTTGTCTTGCTTCTTGTAGTACATTGTTATTCATTCTATTTTCTCCTTTGTTGTCTTACTATGTATCACTCCTATCATGTAAGTCAAGCTGTATTGGAATATATTTTTGCTGTGAGTTAATCCATTTCAATAATTTTATTTTTCCATTATTAATTTGTGATGCTACCATACAGGTAGCGCCTATGATTGCAGGATCCCCCATTAGTAGTATGTAATCATTATCTGAAAATGTGGCTAACTTTCTTTCTAATCTTTTTATTGTAGGTGCGGGTGAAAACATTATCTGATGACCATTGGGTAATAGTATTTCTATTTCTCCATATTGAAGAGCACCAGTGATATCTCTTTTATCCTGTTCTTGTGTTACGTAAACTTTAGCCATAAATCTTTTTTCTTTTGTACTTGCATATAGTTTTTAAAATGCTATATGTCAATTAGAATTAAGATATATGGAAAATAAAAACAAGTCAACAATGGGTGACTACCCATTTAAAATAGAGCCTTACAAGCATCAACTACAAGCCTTAGGATGTTCGTGGGATCAGAAAAATTTTGCTTTGTTCATGGAGATGGGAACGGGCAAAACAAAAGTTATTATTGATAATATAGCTATGTTGTATGATCAAGGTAAGATTGATGGTGTTATTATTGTCGCACCTAAAGGAGTGTATCGTAACTGGGAAAGAATAGAAATTCCTAAACATATGCCAAGCCATGTAAGATATAAATTATCTGTATGGACTCCACCAAGTAATAGATCCGATAAGAGTGAAGATAATTTAAATCAAATGTTTCAAGTAGATGATGATCTACATATTCTTCTTATGAATGTAGAAGCATTCTCTTCTCAAAAGAGTGATGGAAAAACCGGAACAGATTTTGCTAGAAAATTTTTAATGTCTCACAAGACAATGTTTGTAGTGGATGAGTCTACTACAATAAAAAGTCAGAAAGCAACTCGTACCGCTAACATTTGTAAAGTAGGTATCCATGCTAAATACAAAAGAATTATGACTGGATCTCCAGTAACTAAGTCTCCATTAGATTTATATACGCAATGTTATTTTTTAGATCCTGAACTATTAGAGCAAGGAAGTTATTATGCTTTTCAAAATAGATATGCCATTCTAAGAAAGATGAACGGCCCATATGGTAAGTTCACAAAAATAATTGGTTATCAAAACTTAGAAGATCTTACTAAATTATTATCTCGTTTTTCTTTTAGATGTTTAAAAGAAGATTGTTTAGATTTACCAAATAAAATTTATATACAAAGAAATATAGAACTTACAAAAGAACAAGTGAAAGCTTATGAGACTATGAAGAACTATAATATCAGTTTGTTAGAAGAAGGTGGTCAAGTTAGAGCATTGAATGTTCTTTCACAAATTATGAAGTTACATCAGATAACTTGTGGTCATTTAAAAACAAATGAAGGAAGTATTGTAAAGTTAGAAAACAATCGTGTCAATGAACTCTTGAATATATTAGATGAAACAGATGGTAAAGTTATTATCTGGGCTGTATTTAGAGAAGACATACAATCAATTACAGAAGCGATTAGAAAACATTTTAAAGATGAAGAGATTGCAGAATCTTTTTATGGAGATACAGCAGATAAAGATAGACAAGACATTGTAGCTAAGTTTCAAGATCCTAACTCAAGCTTAAAGTATTTTGTTAGCAATCCTAAAACAGGAGGATATGGTTTAACTTTAACTGCAGCAAACACTGTTGTGTATTATTCTAACTCATATGATTTAGAAGTGAGACTACAATCAGAAGACAGGGCGCATCGTATAGGGCAAACGAAACACGTGACATACATAGATATGATTGCTGAAGACACTGTAGATGATAAGATTGTAGATGCATTAAAAAGAAAAATTAATTTAGCAAGAGATGTAATGGGGGAGGAACTAAAAGAATGGTTGAAATAATAAATAAGTTTACTTATCAAAAGATTTCTAGAAGCAGTAGTGAAGAGACCGGAAGAACTTATGTAACAGAAGAAGGACAAAAACTTCCATCGGTTACAACAATTCTTTCTAAAACAAAACCAGCTAGTGAACAAGCAAAGCTAGATGATTGGAAGAAAAGAGTTGGTGAACAAGAAGCTAACAAAATTAGAGATCAAGCAAACTCTTTAGGAACAAAGTTTCATACCTTTCTTGAAAAGAATCTTAAAGGTGAAGGACACAAAGATTTAACAGAAGAGGGAGTATTAGCAGAGAAGATGGCAACCCTTGTGGTGACAAATGCATTTCCATATTTAAAAGAAGTATGGGGCTCAGAAGTATTTGTACACTATCCTCATCTCTATGCTGGTCAAACAGATTTAATTGGAGTGTATAAAAATAGAAATTGTATTATGGATTTTAAAACAACAAACAAACCAAAGAGAGAAGACTGGATAAAAGATTATTTTTTACAACTTGGAGCCTATGCCATGGCACACAATCATGTTTATAAAACTGAAATTAATACTGGAGTTATATTTATGGTTAGTAGAGATCTTCAGTATCAGTGCTTTGCAATTGAAGGAGAACGTTTCGTTCACGTCCAACACGAATGGTTGAAGAGGGTGGATCAATATTATGTTCAGCAAAATATTCAATTGCCTTCCAATATTTCTTTACCACATAGTCATACACAGACTTAATTTCTGAAGGTACAGCATTGCTTTTAATTCCATTGGCCCTGTAAGATATCACCATAATATTTCCCTTTATGTAACCATAATCTGGAACAATACGATCTAGTGTGGGAGATAATTCATTGTTCTTTCCAGTAGCAACTTCCATCTTAACCCCTAAAGCAGGGCAGATCCAATCCTTTGGAAAGACATCTATGATGTCTTGTATAGTTATATTAAAAGGAATGTTTGATTTCTTTGATCTTCGTTTAGCACTGTCGTGCATCTTGCGATGAATGTTTTTAATATACCACTTACGAGAAGAGACTGCTCTCATCTCTTTGGATTTGTATGGCATTAATGCAAGTGATGTCTAAACAACTGGCTTAAAAATTTTATTTCGCCTTGGCTTTTACAAACAGTGCAATCTTTAATTACTGTCTTTTTAATTTCAAAAGAAAATATTTTAATAAAGATTTTATATGTTCTTAAAAATCCATTGCCTCTGCAAATTGGACAAATCATTATTCAACCTTCATCCCTATACTCTTAGCATATTGCTGCAATGCTATTTCAATGATTGCTGATTTAGTTCTTTTATCTTCTTTTGCTATCTCTGTTAACAAAGCATCTGCTGTTTTTAAAATAGATTGCGTTGTCCATCTGCTTTCTGTCTTACCATTTCCGTTTAATTTAAAGTCTTTTTTATACACGCGAATATCCTCTTTCTGTTTTTTATAAACTTCTACTCTTTACAAGATTTATTTTTAGTCCAGATCTTGTACAACTGGAGTTGGTTGAAGATAAGTCTCTCTAGAAATATAATCTTCTAACTGGTAAAGATCACACTTCAGTTTTTTGATTCTTCTATCTTCGTTTGCAGCATCAAACGCAGCATCGTGAAGAATCTTATCTTTCCAAGCAGCATGAGCCCTGTCAATCATGTCAATTAACTCGGCTCTTGTCCTCATTATTGCATCGTCCATAAGCTTCGCTTAAGGGTTTTAACTGCATCGACATATTGATAGCAGTATTTATATAATAATTTATAGTATCTTTACTGTGTTGTCTAGCCTCTTTTCTAAGCCTTAAACACTCTACTATATTTTCCCTAGACTCTTTGGCTATGTCGGCCATATTCTTTTCGTCTGCGCATCTTGCAGTCTCAATAAGATTTTTTATTAAAAGAGTGAAATCAAGCTCACTTTTATTGAACTTTTTGACGTTTTTATACATGTCTCTTCTAAGTTTAGCCTCTAGTATTTCGTATGTTTCTTCCATTCTTTTCTCCTATAGTTTGACCGCTATATACTCAAACACAGCAGGTCGGTTTTTTGTTTTATCATCATTTGCAATCTTAGCCTCTCCCTTATCAATTACCTTTTGATAAAGATCGATGATGTTATTGCTGCTAATGGTACACGCTTCATGCAGCACATTCCAACTTCCATAAATGTTCATAACATGATCTCTTAATTTTCTTTTGCTATGTCCATCAAGTCTGCAACAATCTGGCGCCAAGGATCCTTTGTAATAAACAATAGAATCTCCAGCCTTTGATTTTTTTAACCACAAATCAAACTGCTCTGGTGTGAGCATTACTTTTGGATCATGCTTCATGGGACACCTATTTAATTTTTAGTTTAAATAAAATACGACTGTATGTTGTTCGTATCATCTCTACTGGAAAAGCCATAAAGTTTCTGAAATGAGTAATTGGACTCATTACAGTCATAGCTATCTTACGTTTTTTATTTTTCATTTTTCTACCCTTATTTAATTATAGCTTACATATAGTAAACGTAATGTATCTTGTCAATAATGTATTTGCATTATTTTCAAAAAAGAGTATTACGCAAAAATGGATAATAAGTTATTAGTGCATAAACATTTAATCGTAAGAGCAGAAGCCGTAAGTCCACCCATGGACGAGGAGTTTCTTAGGCGCTGGTTAGAAAAGTTTATCTTTGGAATTGGTATGAAGGTTATGATGGGGCCTTATGTCAAGTACTCTAACATGGTGGGCAATCGTGGTATTACAGGCGCCGCCATTATAGAAACATCCCACATTGTAATGCACGTCTGGGATGAGCCAACTCCAGCTTTACTTCAGTTTGATGTATACTCTTGTGGTGAATTCAATCCTGAAGAAATATGTGAGAAGATAAAAAAGATTTTAATACAACAAAGATTGAATATAAGTTTATAGATAGAGAGCATGATTTAAAAGAGATCCATACTATTAGCTACAATTTAAAAGACATGTTGTATAATACTGAAATAGAGATGACGGATAGTCTTTTTGTAAGATCACAGTCTTAATTTATCCTCTTGAAAATTAATTACATCGTGTTATATATACACTAGGCTGCATCACGTGGGTGAGCCTAATTTAACTTGCTTAACTAAAAGGAGTTATTATGACAAACCTAGACGTTTTCAATAACATAAGCAAACAATTATTCAACGGATCAACAAAAGTATTTGACGATATTTTTGATGGTGTGTTTGATAGTTGGTCAAAAGTAAAATCATTTCCATTTTACAATGTGGTAAAGTATGGAAAAAGTAAATACGGTTTAGAACTAGCTTTGGCTGGATACGATAAGAAGAATGTTCTTGTTGAATTTAAGAATGGTGTTCTAACTGTTGAAGGTCAGATTGATGATAAAGAAAAAGAATTTATTCATCAAGGTTTGGCTTTTAGAAAATTTACTAGACAGTTTCAATTAAGAAACGATGTAATCGTTGATGAAGCTGAAATGAAGAATGGTGTATTAACAATCAAGTTTGGTGTTAATGAACCAGAAGAATTAGAAGCCACAAAAATAGAAGTAAAGTAATGTTGCCTTACAACGATCACGAGTTCGATTGGTTAAGTCAACAAAATCAATAGCTTATTTTTTTCTTTTTGTTGTCATAGTCTTATGATAACTAGCCCATGGTTTAACTAACAATGGAGACAACCATGGGCAAAAAGAAAGAAACAATCCAAGATATCATGGACAGAATTCAAGAAGACATCGAGACATTAAGAGACAAAGTTGAAGTATTAGAAAATCACGATTGTGATAGCGACGATGACTTTGACTCTGATGAAGATATCGAGGATGACGAAGAGTAGATAGTAGAAACAGGGGAAGGTTTTAATCTTCCCCTGTTAAACTAACTGAAAGTAGGAAACAAAAACCTACTTCCCAAACAAAAGGGAGATATTTAATATAGAATTGATTTAATAATTGTCAATAGATCTTAGTCTTCTTAAGCCTAGTCGCTTTACCATTACCCTTGCACACAAGCCCACCTTTTTTAAATGATCCTTCGGTTGCGCTTAGGTCTTTAGATACATACTGAAGTAGATCTGAAGCTTTCTGTGAGGTTATTTTTCCTTCAGTAACAGCATCCATTAATGAGCCTAGCATATCATCTGCTGTTTTATTACTATATGCTTTATCTTTAGCTTTTTTCTCTTTGGTTTTTTGATACACACCGCCCATAGTCTTATTCCTTCAATCGTTTCATTTTAAGAATGCATCCTCTAGGATATACTCCATTGTCTGCAAAAGCAATCTCTTTTGTCTCATGATCAATGTCGTAGGTACTAAACAACCTAATCTCCTTGTCATTCATGCTATAAAGCCACGCAGTGGTCACAGGACGTGCCATGTTGAAGTTTTCCAGCTCTTGGGGTGTCAGCCATCCGCTCTCGCCTGTAATATCAACCCATTCGATTTGGTACTTCTGATAGGTTTTTCCTTGGTGCGTGAAGCACGCTGAGGTTTGCTTTTTTCTTTTTTTAGGCATGATTTGACCTGTATCATGGAACATGGAGCAGGACAAGGTGGGGGGTGGGACAGGGAACACGCTACATGGCGCATGGGACATGGGTTTTTTGATTTCCCTCTATAGAGAGTTTTTTGAAAATTATTTTTTTATTTTCAGATTTCCAAAAACAGCTGAGGACACTGAGGACAAAACGATTTTTTTGAAAAAAAGTATTTCATATCAATAAGATATTTAAGTTTTTTTGTCCCAGCTTGTCCACACCTCTAAAATAAGTCATTGTTTTTAAACACTTTCAACTGGGGACAGTAAACAAGTGATTACTAATTGTTAAATAAGTGTTGATTTTATTCAGTTTAGGGACATTTATCGATCTGGGAATGAAAATTAAGTTTAATGATTGCAATAAGAGCAAAAAAATGTATATAGGGGGAAATTATGTACACTAGTGCTTTATCCTTAATCAGGAAATTAGACCTAACTCCTAAGCAAGAAAAGTTTGTACAGCTTTATGTTACAGCTGATGCCCAAGGCATGTCGCCTGCTGAATGTGCTGTTGAGGCTGGCTATTCTAAAAAGACTGCTGCTGTTATTGCAGCTAACCTTGTAAACCCTGCTAGATATCCTAAAGTTGTTGAGAAAATATCCCTGCTGCGTGAACAGTTTAATCAAAAATACCAGATAACTTATGGTAATCACTTAAGAAAGCTTGGTCAAATCCGAGATGCTTGTATTGAAAGTAAAGCATGGACTGGCGCTGTTAATGCTGAGATCGCAAGAGGTAAGGCTGCGGGACTTTACGTTGAAAGAAAAGAAATTCTGCATGGGTCTTTGGATAAGATGTCTGAAAAAGAATTACAGAATGAATTAGAAAGGCTTATGGCAGAGTTCTCTACAGTTGTAGATGTTACTGCTGAAGAAGTTGAAGAGCCTATTGCAATTAAGGCTTAGTTTTTATTTCTTCTTCTGCCTCTAATATTTGCCAATGGCTTGAGTATTCATTCCAATCAAACCCATCAATCTTTTCAGCTTTTGCTAGCGCTTCTTTTTTATTCTTGGCATCCACAAATATTTCAACATAACCTACTGATCGTGCTGTTACTCTATACTTCTTCATGCTCGCTCCTTTATTCTATGGTTGATTTTTCTTTTGTTTCTTCGTAGAAAAATTTTATTATCTCTTTACTAATCGTTACTCTTGGATCAAAAGACACAGGGTCTTTAGAACAATTAACTAATAGTATAAGCAATAATAAATATTTCATTTTCTTCTCTTCTTTTTTCTCTTCTTGTTCCTTTCATTACCAAAGCAATCCCACTTCTTGTGATATGCTTTTAATAATTTTGCAATAGCTTTTTTATATCCAGATATTGTCATATGTTTCCCTCCTCTATATCTTTTATTGTAGTTGTTGGTTCTAAAGCCAGTTCAATCTTTTCTTTTAGATTTGCACTATCTTCTGCAATAGTATCACTTGTGTTGTCTTCGTCTATGTTAGAATCCAACCATCTTAAGACATACTCAATTACAGCTTTTTCTTTTGTCATCATAGGACTGGTACTACAGGATCTATTTCTGAATTTGTTTGAATTGAGCCACCATCGTTTCCTTCATCATCACTTGATGGTGTTAACCAAACCCCATTATTTAATAGTATTTGTATAGGTCTTCTGTCCCAATGTTGTTCTTCAGCATCTTGCTCACTCATGTATTGTACTTTTACAATTTTTTTACCAAGTAAAAGTCTTTCCATTCTTTTATTCCAATAGCTTGTTAGTTCTTGACTAGACATTTCAGCTAATGGTTTTTGTTTTGTTTCCATTTCTACCTCCTGTTAGTTTATTTTTTATACATCATAGCTATAAGAATATAACCTAATAGTATGATGGTTATTATTTCAAAAAAACTATACTCAAAGAAAAGTTCTAACATGTTTTATCTCTAAGTAGTCTTCTTAAAATTTTTAAGGTTGCCTCAAATCTTCTGTATTCTTTTCCTTTGTGGTTTCCCATGTTGTCTGTTTCAAAAGTAGATCTATTATCATAGTAGGCACTCATCGCCCACTCATTTAATTGATTTAAAACATACATTTTATTTTTATCTTTTAATCTCACACTCTTACCTCTGTTATTACTTTTAAATTATCACTCCCACATTCAATACATTCGCCATTCCCTTCACAAGTATATTCGCCACAGTCCTCACATTCTAAATAGCATTCTTTAATATCCTCTATTTCACATTCAATGCATTTGTAGCCTTCCTCTATATCTGTAAAGGCTGGTATTCTATTTACAAATAAACCAGATCCAAAAGATGTATCTCGTCTACACCATAAACATAAATTGCCTAAGTCTTTTAATTTACTCAAGTTGTGCCTCCTCAAGTTCTTCTGCTCGTTCTTTTGTACTCGTTAAAACAATATTATGGCTTTCACACCACTCTTCAAAGTCTTCTTCGTTATCCTTCCATTGCTCTGCGAAGTAATGATCATCTTGTAATAAAGATTGATATTCTTTTATCGCTTGTTCTCTTGTCATGTAGTCGTAAAATATTCTAGCTTTCATTATTATCCTTTTTCTTTAGTTTATATTTAAATCCATCTGGCAAAAAAGACATTTTAAAACTATCTAAATAATTTATTAGTTCTTTTAAATCGTAAAATATTTTTTTCTTTTTCTTATCGTCTGTAATAATTATATAATCATTCATTGTTATCTCTCTTTTTAGTTCTTAGTCTTATGATCTCAGCCCCTTGTAACTCTACAATAGTTAATTCATTGTCTATTGTTTGTTGATAATCCCATAGTCCACTCCCATAAGATTTTAAAAGTTCCTTAGCTTTAGCCTCTGCTTGTCCCTTGTCCTCTGCATCGATAGTCAATGCTCTTACAACATTTTCTCTGATGTAGGCTCTAAACTTCTTCATCTTGTCCCACTACCCACTCTTCCATTATTTCTACAAACTTCTCGTCTACTTCGTCATAGTCTGCTTTGCCATCATCTACAATCTTTTGAGCCTCTTTTAAAGAGTTAGCTTCTACTTCAGCTTGTTCCTCAATATGTCTTCTTACTATTCTATAAAATGTAAAAGTTTTAGTCACAGTAAATATGTCCTTTCTCAAATGTTCTTAGTTCTTGTTTCTTTACTTCTGATTGTCCAACGTATGACACTAGTCGCCCATGTGTCCAGTAATCATCGTTTCCATTGTTGTCACTTTCCTCAATGTTTCCAAAAAACTGATTGACCAATTTATGTTGATGTAAATCAATATGTTCAATTTCTGTAATGCCAAGTTCTTTTAAAAACTCATCCGAATAAATATGATGATGGTTATATTCAAACTCGCCATTCTGTTCGTGGAATTCGCATAAATAATATTTTTTCATTTTACAAATCCCCTCTTAAAACTATTTCTGAGTGCAATTCATAACCAGAGCCATGATTGTATTCTATTTCACTCAACCAAAAATTTTCATCTGCTAATTGGTCTTTAATCTCTATTCTAATACAAGTGTCTTTTGGATATTGATTTAGTTTTTTTATCAAGTCTTTTATTTTCATTTCTTCCCCTTTGTTTGTTTAATTGATCGTTCTAGCTTATTGCTTAAAACCTCTCTTTGCTTGTCAAGTCGTCTTATGCAAAATATATTTATAATAATTAAACTAATGACAAACCCTATTAAATAAATCATATTATTCTCTATGGTTTTGAATTGTAAATTCAACCCCATTGTCAATAGTTTCAATCAATGTTTCATACTTACAAGATTTTAAATTATCTTTTTTTAAATAGTAAAAAGTGATTTTTTTATCTTTATTACATTTTTCTAAAATTTTAATTAAATCTCTAACCTTCATATTATTCTTTGTGTTTGCTATTAAGTTCGTCGTTAACTTGTTTTTCATAATCACTCAAATAATCGTCAACCATTTGTGCTGTTTCATTATCTACATTACCAATATTTTCTTTTTTTCCATCGCTCCACTCTGCGATGATAGCCCAGCTTACAATTTTTAATGGCTCGGTATTCTCACTCATTTGTCTAGTTCCTTTCTGTTTCTTATTCCTATTTCT